AATTGTAGTTTTTTTGGCTTTCAGCCAGGTAGTGTTGAAAATTTTTCATATTTGTATCCCTATATGATATTTATGCTTAATTATCTTTTTGGTCCCTAGAGGCCAACAAGCGTTCCAGTAGATCATTACGACTCAGCACCTGCCCGTGAGCTGTTTCCATGGCTTCTTCAGGTGCATTACGAGCCTGATCTTGATCCAGTTTCAATTTCTTCATCTGTAGATCAATCATCTTTAGTTTTTTGTTCAGTTTGGCTGTCTTGGCTGTGAGTGCATGACCCAGCATGGTGCTGGCCACTGCAAAGATCTCACTGCTGTATCTGCTGTCAACCTGCATGCCCAGATCCATGAGATCATCAAAGGTTTCAGTGGCCTTGGTTGCTAAATCATCCAGTTCTTTGTCGCCAGTTTCAAGATCACGCACAGCCGGCAGGGCCGCATCAATCTTGTCTATGGTTTCGTTGATTTCTTTGAGTGCAATTTGTGTGGCCGGGACCGACGCAGGTTCGTCCTCTTGCACAGTGTCAGAGGGCGGAAAATCAAACAATTCTTCCAGTTTTCGGGTCATACCCTATTTACCGGTCTTTTTACTGCCCTGGTGGAATATCTGGTCTTCGTTTATGACTCTAAATGTGAGCCCTTGTCTACGTGCCCATTTGGTAGCAGCATCCCATTTGGCATAGTTCACTGCCACAATGGCACGATCTCTGTCAGATGCTTTGCTTTCTATTAGACTTTGTTTTTTGGGTTTGATTTCAATCACTTCGGCACGAGTGGTGTTGTTGGGACCACGATAGGTCACAAAGAAATCTGGAATATACATGCTCTGCTTGCCAGTAAGTGGATTGCGATAGGGTATACTGATGCTTTCACTGGCCCACTGTAGGATGTTGTCGTTTGAATCGAGAAACATCATAAAGGTCAATTCCCAACCAGATCTGTAACGAGGATTTCCTTTGCCTACATATTTGGCTGTGTTTTTTACTGTGTAGGCGCCTTGACGAAAATTAGGCATGATTATATCCTAACGTTTCTGGCCACATAGTAGTTGGGCTGTTGCGGCACAGTCATGCCCAACAGAGTGCTACGACTTCTAATTCCGTTTAGATAATAGGCCAGGGTCAAGTTGATCTGTGGACCTGACTGACCAACAAACTGTTGCAACAGGGTCATTACAGGAATGCCGGTAGTCTGGCTGATGCGAAACACCGACACTGTTTGGTTGCCGGCCGCTTGCTCAGATTTAAATACCGATTTGAAATAGCTAAAAACAGCATCATACTGATCCACAGGAACCTGTTGTTGATATGCATAGAAACGATCAAATATACGAACTGTTTGATCAATTTTGGTATTAGCGGTGTTGACTGTTGCCATGATTAATCCTGTGGTATATCGCCGTTATTGTATGCGGCCTGCCAGCCAGCTGAGTTAGGATCAACCGGCGCTTGAGCAGCTGCGGTTGCTGCAGATCCGGTTGACAGTGTGTCGCCCAGTGGAATATTCCAAGGAGCCTGTGCCGCTTGAGGAATACTGGCCGCAATAGCCGGAGCCAATCCGCCCACTATCTGTTGTGTGTATGCACCAGAGCCTACCAGTTGACCGCCCAAGAATGCCGCGGCTGTTGGCACTAGTCCTTGACCTACTGCACCAATCACATTTTGTAAGGTATTTTGTCCTGTGGCCAAGGCCTGTAGGTCTTGTTTGTCGCCTTGTGCAGTTCCACGTATGGTTCCTTGAGTCATGACTGTATTGGTGCTGCCAGTAGGGGCAATTGGACTCTGGTTGGTATCGTAATGTGCAGGATCAGCAAAGCCGGGAATCTGATCGCTGGGTTGATCTCCACCAATGGCACCTGAATAGTATTTGACATTTTCGTAGCGTATGGTCATGGTATGTGTGACCACTTGATTACCTTGGCTGTAGTCGTAGGTGTCGTGTGTCCATTCTTGGATCAACGGATTGATCATGGTATACTGGGCATAGCTTTTTTGTGCCATGCCATAGATACTGATATCACGGAAAAACGGTTCTACTCCGCTAGCCGGACCGGTCAACAAGGATGTGGATAAACTCTGCAATGAAGGATTGGAATAACCCTGACCGCTGAGACCCCAGTGTTGAACCACACGACTAGGGCTGTAAGTATCATTGGCAGTGTAGGTAAATCCACTCAACAAGGTGCTGATATCGCCCAAGGTGCCCGACTGATTGGGTGTGCCACCGTAGGCATAGGTTGGATCACTGTAGTAGTATTGATAGTATTGATACCACATATTACGAATAAGATCGCTGTGGTCATCGTTAAACACAATCTGTGCTGGATTGTAGTTGATCTTGGTCTGAACCAGGCGTTTGCGATTGTATTGGTTCATGGTGCCCACATCAATTTGATAACTGGGCAACTGTGCAGTCTTGACCATAAGTCCAATCACACTGGACTTGCCACCTGATAGGAGATTGGCCACAGCTGGTATGTTGGTGTTTAGATTAAAGTAAACATAGAACTGAAACTTGTTGCGAGGTGCAAGATCATACCCGCTAGATCTAAAAATGTCACTAGCGTGAGTATAGTCTCTTACTCCCTCACCGGGTGGAAATGGTTGGAGATTGCCTTGGCCAAAATAAGCCATAAGCTATTAGCCTGTAGCTACGTTGTTGACTGTTGGTGTAATGCTTGCGCCAACACCAACATCAGCACCAGTGAGGGTCTGCATGGCGTTGTCATAACGAATAGTCATGCTCACAGTCATTGGCTCGTTGGTTCCGTAGTTGGCATCATTGTAGTTGACACCTTGCAGGTAACAACCAAGGATAGTCCAGGTTTCTAATGCCACAGGAGCATTGGCGCCGTTACCGCCATCCAACACTTCAAACACTGTGGTAAACTTGTAGTCAATACCGGAAGCGGCCGAACTTTGTTCTGCAAAGTCCAACTGTTTCTGTAGTTGTTCGCCAACCAAACGGCTTACATTGCCACCAGCATCATCACGAACCTGGCAGGTGATATCTTGCCAAGCATGCTTGCCAGCCAAACGTATTGTGCTGTTGTAGATAGGTAAATCAATGTTTTCAAATGTCACATTAGGGCGTGTAAAATCCATGACCTGTTTGGTCAATTCTGTTGTTGGTTGTGTTACACCCAATCCCAAAAAAGTAACGCGAAAGCGATACTTTAATTTTGGCATCAACAGACCTTGAGTTGGATTGCTTTGATCGCTGGCCAACGGCACGGTCAGTTTAGTTAATGATGATGTGGCCATTTGTTCTTTCTCCTAATATACTTTATTTATGGCGTTTGACTCGGGCGGTTTTTGGGCCGCCCAAGGTCTATTACGCTGACTGTTGTGCTGCTATAGTCCCTGTGTTTTGAATACGCATTGGTATGTAGATAAACTCCACAGCCTTGACTGGTTCAATAGCAATGTCCACATACAACTCGTTGGCATCAATTGTGGCTGGGGTGTTGTTGGTTAAATCACAAACAACCAAGTAATCGTAGAGACCACGTTTGTTGACCAGGTCACTCATGAGTGAGTTGATCTGATTGGTAATTGCTGAACGAGTGATTGTGTCATTGGGTTCAAACAAGTATTGATTACCGATGATTTCCAAGCGTCCACGTATGAATGCTACCAAACGTGCCACGTTGATACGATCCATTGCAGTAGCAGTGCCTTGCAAGGTATGGTTACCAAAGTTCACAATGCCTGTGCCAGGAATAAATGTGATTGGGTTGATATCATTGGTGTATAACACATCACGTAGGCCTTGATTTACGCCCAAAGCTGTGAACACGCCAGTTTCAGCATCAACATAACCAATCTGCAGAGCATTGTCCACTACACCGCGGCGTAAACCGGCCGGTGCAAACCATGGATAAGCTACACTGTCACTGCGAATAATTGTGCGCAACATCATGTGACTTGGTGCTGTGGCCACTACGTTTCCAGACAGGTCTGTGGTGGTGCAACTTGGATAGAATGCACCGCTGTATGAGTCGCCTGAAGCCAAGTTACCGTCACCAAATGGCTGACCAAGACCGTTGTTGTTGTTGGCCCAGGTCACTACGTCTGCTGGTGTCAAACGCAATGGTGTGTCTACCACGTTGAAGCCGGTGTCACCACGATCGTTATTGAGCACTCTCATTTCTGGTGCCAACTCTGGATACTGTGGGCAGGCGATCAAGTTGAACTGTGCCTGTTGTTCACGTAACTGTGTGCTGGTATCAATAGCTGATCTCAAAGCCGCAACAATCAAAGCACGTTGAGCATGGCGTCCCATGTTGGGCATACCACTGGGTTGAGCACCGCTGGCATCCACCCAGGCATTGGTCACTGCAGGTAGTGTGTCTGGATAAGGATAGCTGGTTGAGTTGAAGTAGTTGACTTGGAATGACTTGATGTTGAATCCACTACGACGTGTGTTCCATAGCAACATGCCGTCTGGATACAACAATGCATTTGGTGCATCAAGATCCAAGTAATCGCTCTTGAGCAATGGAGTAGCATTACCAATAGCACTGATTGGAGGAATAGGATCACTGATTGGATCTGTGTCACCATTTGGTGCCCAACGTGCATCAGCAAACAGGATACCATTGGTTGTGGTCTGATCAGTGTTGACGATCTGAACCCACTGATTCTGACCGCTGACATTCTGCCAACGGCTAATCACTGGATAATTTTCCAAATCAGCTGTGTTGATCCAGAGATCGCCTTCGACCAATGGGCTTGTTCCATCTGGCCAGGTTGTTGGTGCGGTAGCACTGAACAATGGACCACCTGGATAAGTGTTGCTGAGATTGTAACCGCGCACATCATTGGTGCAGTTCAAATAACCAACCCACTGACCGTTGTTTTGAATCATGATATCAGCTTGTGTAGCATCGCTGTAATACCAGTAGGTTCCATTGGCAGGATTAACTTCAGGCTGGCTTGCAGCAGGTATGTAGGTAAAGGTTGGGCTAGCTACCCAGTTGCTGAGTATAATACCATTGTCTTCACCAGCTACATAGTTGGCGCGGATTCCGGTAGCACTTCCAACGTATTGACCGTTGACCAAGGTAACTTCAAAACCAGCTGTGGACAATGGAGTATAGGTTCCGTCTACCAGGTAAATGTCACCGCCAGTGGCATGTGTAAACACAATAGCACCAGCGCTGTTGACTGTGGCACTGACATTTTCAATGTTGGCAGAACTTACAGCAGCAACAAAATCAGCAGTGGTTGTTCCGCTGATAGTAATTGTTGTCGGTGCGGCTACTGTGGCTGTTTCTGGCTCGGTAGCTGTGATTGTAAATGTAGAAGCTGTGGTAAATGTTGGATTAGCAACGTTTCCAGTAACAACTGTAGCACCAGGAGCAATACGCTCAAGGATCAACAGGCCAGCTTCGCCAGTGTTTAGCGGATCAATCTGTGCATAGGTTGTTCCTGCGGCAATGGCTTGTCCACCTGATGTTGGATCCAATGCATACAAAGCATCGGAATCGTTGTTGTATACTGGGCAAGTTTGTAAAACATAAGTTCCCAAGGTGCTGTTATACTGACTAACTTCAATCAGCATGCCCTTGTTTACATAGTTGGTTTGTTGGAATACAGATCCAGTAGGAGCTGGCATGGCCTGACCTGTTCTCCATCTTGGAGCGGCATAGTTAGGACCATAGTTGTATTGTGGAGCATAGTATTCGCCGGCTGTGATACCAAATGTAGCTAGAGCATTGCCAGAAATGTTTTCAATGTAGATTACACCACCGTTGGCACTGGATTCTTTGATCTGGCCGCCCGATGTGTAGGCCGCTGTGGCAGTGCTGAGGTAAGAAACTGTGTTGGCTGTGCAGGCTGTGACTGCATAAATTCCGTTGTAGACTGTGGTATTTCCAGCACTTATTACGTTGCTAACAACAATTTCATCACCAACGATATATGGTGCTGTAGCCTGTGTAGCAAAAGTCAATGTGGCCACTGTGCCGTTGCCGGTAGCGCCTGTGACGTTGGCAACAAAACCAGCGGCTGTGCTGTCTGCATAAAGTGTTAATTTTCCACCCATGTTAGCAGCATAAACACCTGCGCTATTGAGTTGACTATTGATGTTGGCCACAACTTCTTGCACTGTGTTGTTGCCAGGACCAATGTTAATATTTGCACTGTTAATCTTGATTGTGCTGTTGGCAACTGTAGTCGGAGCCAAGGTTCCTTGCACGGTAGGCCAAGCAGTTTTCCATTCGTTGCTACCTACCAACACCCAGGTGTTGTATAGATCGCTAGCACTCATTGTGCCGTCTTGTAACCAACCTGGAGCTTGAGCAGTAGTAGGACCGCCACGCTTGTAGTAGGTAGGATTGAAAGTGTTTGTAGCTACTACAGCATATTGACCAATGCTACCATAGCTGGCCAATGGCACTGTGCTTTCGGTTTCTAAATCAGTTGTGCTGGTAATTACACTAGGAATTTCTAAAGTAAATGCAGATGTGGCCAAGTTCCACTCATTGATACCCCAGGAACTGTTGGTTGTATTCAACCAGTAGGTTCCGTTGGTTGGAGCACCTGTAGGACGTGTTAGGCTGGCAGTAAGAGCGGCCAGGTCAATGTCGGCACGCATTACATAAGCAATGTTGGTAACGCCCAAGGCGCTGTAAGCAGCCAACAAGCCGTATTCGTTTAATTCGTATCCGTTGATTGGAGTGCCGGCTGTGGTGTTGTAGAAGAATGGAACACCAAATGTGCTCAACAAATCTCTCTGGCTGGTCATCAAATAAAGTTTACCAGCATTGGCAGCCAAGGTTCCTGGAGCAATTCCAGTTCCGGCGCCGGACACTTTGTTTTGGGCAGTTGCCAATAAAATAAATGGGACCGAGCTAGCGGCAGCGGGTGTGTAATTGCTTTGATCAATTACATTGACTTGAACTCCTGGGGATAGTAAGGCCATAACTAATTCCTTTTTGTTAATTACAGATATTTATCGGTTATCTCAAAAAGAATGGGGTTATAGATGCCTATATGTAGGTTCACTTCACTAAATACCCACATGAACCGTCCCATTTGTCCAGATTGTCGTCAAAGACCACGTGCTGTGGCCTATCACAAGTATGATCGAGTCTATTATAGAAGTCGTTGTATGCAGTGTCTACGGCACGCACAGCATCGACGAGTTCCCAAGATGCGCTGGCAGTTGGATGGTTACAAAAAGAAAGCGGCCTGTGACCGCTGTGGATTCAAAGCCAGATATTCGGCACAGCTACAGGTGTATCATGTTGACGGGAACCTAAACAACAGTAACCTGCGCAACCTAAAAACTATCTGTCAAAACTGTGCTATTGAAGTTAAAAAACAGGAGTCTGTTTGGCGTCCAGGAGACCTTGAACCAGATCTTTGACCTGACGATACAGATTATCTAAGCCGTCGGCATTGTTGTCCAGCACCGCATCAAATTTGGTGCCAATCCAGGCAGTTTCGCTAGGATGTATGCCCAGTTGTTTCAGCAGTTCTTGATCGGGCAAAATACCAGCATTGGCACCTAGAGCAGTGCTATACCAGTCGGGTTCAGGACCACGAACCACCCGAATAACTATGCCACCAGCATCCTTGACCGCTCGAATTTCGTTAGGAAAACGCACATCTGTAATCACAATATCATCCTGTGTTCGTGACAGTTTGTTTTCCAAGCTGGCAATCCAGGTATCATCGTGCCAGCTCTTGCGTGCCACTTCAGTGCCCCACTTTTGTAGAACTAGACGCGGAGTTAGATCGGGCATACCAAGCCGTTTGGCCCACCAAGGATCCACTTGTTCGCGCCAGGCACGACTTTCTTTGGTGCGTCCTTCCAACAGTTCACGATCCCATCCAAACACAGCGGCCACAGCATCTTTGAGCGTGGCTGCAAAACTATCACGTTTGAATCCGTAGATATTTTGTAGATAGTCAGCAATGGTATCTTTGCCAGATCCTTGAAATCCGCAAATGCCAATAATCATCTTATTTCCTTTACATTCAAG